CCGGCACAGCCGGTTCCCGAGCCGATGGCTGGCGCTCCGGTAGAGACCACCGCCGAGGCCGAGCAGCCCGAGGCGAAGGCCGATGTCCGTGCTCCGGGTCTAGTCCCTGGCACCAACAACGACACCGCAGCCGATGCAGTCACCACCAGCTACACGCCCGGTGCCGACATCGACTCCCCGGCTCTGAAGAACCTTCAGGATGTCACCCAGCCGATCGACGGCACCCAGGGTGCGCGTCCGCTTCAGGAGACCAAGACCCTCATCGACGTGCGCGTCGGTGACCCGATGAACGCCCAGGTTGCGTTCCCGGTCAACGGCCCCTACGCCAACGCACAGCGCACCTCCGCAGCGTCGGACCAGCGTGCAGTCGCCGCGCTTCGCCTAGCCAAGCTCCGTCTCGCAACCGGCACCGCCGAGCACGACGACGAGATCTCTGGCATGGAGAGCATCGTCCGCGACGCATCCCTGTCGGACGAGGCAATCGCTCGCGAGATCCAGACCCTCTCCCGCGTGGAGAAGGCCGCAAAGCGCAACGTCGTTGACGACGCGCCTCGCAACCTCGTGCCGCAGCCCGCTCGCGTACAGCGCACGGTGCCGTCCCTCACCTCTCGCACCGCATCCCGCGACGGCGAAGAGAACGCAGAAGACCTCTTCCTCGGAGACTTCTAAACAATTCATGTGATCACACTGTCCCCAGCGTGATCACCCCCGTAAAGACACGAAGCAACCCCTTAAGAAAGAGGACAAGCGATGATCAAGGTCCCGCTAAGCCTGGCTTACATCAAGCGAACTCTGAAGCCGCTATATGCCAACACGCAGGCGACCCCTCAGAGCACCTTCCTCGATCCGGCCTGGAACAACTCCACTCTGGACATCTACCCCGGCATGGCACTGGTCAAGACGACCGGTAACCAGGTCTCGGTAATCGGCTCCGACGTTCAGGTCTACGGACTCGCGAACTTCTACGAGGCACCGATCTACGGCATCAAGGAGATCACCGACCAGGGCATCAACGCCACCTCGGTCTGGGTCCTCGGTCCCGACTCGCAGTTCCAGGTGTCCGCACCCGCCTTCGACTCCACCCTCGCGTGGGCCGATGGCGACCTCGTCTTCGCCCGCGTATCTGGCACTGGCCGTGGCCAGCTTGTCCGCACGGGTGCAACCAACGCCGGTACCAAGCCGCTGGCACGAGTCATCTCGGTTGACTCCACCACGCAGCTAACCATCGGTGGACTGTACGGCACCGTCTAAGTCTGACGACAAAAGAAACTACGGAGAACACACCAATGACCAGCATGGTTCCACAGGGCGGCTTTTCAAAGCTCGCCAAGTCGTCCGACGACTATGTGGCCGACATCCTCGCTCGCCGTGAGGGCAAGAAGGTTTCCCACCAGGACAAGATCCGCGTCATCTCGCGCATCCTGTCGGATGAGGTAAGCGGCTTCAAGCGTCTCGGCGTCGGCATGATCGGCCCGATCCAGTTGAAGCTTCGTTACCAGGGCATCACCCGTAACGTCCTAGTCGAGGACCCGGTAACGCCCGGTACCCCCGTCCAGTACGACGTGTGGGATGACCTCGGCCAGGCATACATCATGTCCGGTCACGATGGCGAAGTTCGCATCAACATCTTCGAGGGCAAGCGCGTTGACGTTTCGTTCTTCCGCATCGCTTCGCACGCACAGATCCGCAAGGAAGACCTTCTCTACCTGCGCATCAACGCTGTAGAGCAGGCGCAGGACGAGACCAAGCAGTCCATCCTCAAGCAGGAGGACGCACGCCTCATGGTCGTGCTTCAGGCTGCTCTGACGGACTACTCGACCCGCCCGGACCACACCGTCACCCCGAACCACACGATCACGGAGACCTCGGGTTACTTCACCCCGCAGTCGATGTACACCGCCGTGGCTCAGACGGACATGCACGAGCTTTCAAGCTCCCGCATGTTGGTCAACCCGATTGACTACCGCGACTTCTTCCGCTGGGACATCAACACCACGGGTTGGGCGTTCAAGGACCGCGTCGTCGCTGGCGAGACCATCACCACCTTCGGTGAGTTCGCCTTCCAGCGTTCCATCCAGGTCCCGCAGAACACCCTGTACCTACTCCCGGAGCCGAACTTCCTCGGTGTCTTCCCGGTCCTCTACTCCCTCGATGTAGAAGAGAACCACCAGGTTGACCGCTTCCTCCGTGGCTGGGTCTTCGATGAGATGGTCTCCATGGCCGTCCTCAACCCGCGCGGCATCGCGGCGGTTACCAAGTAACCTGAACCCCCTGCAAGGCCAAGGCCCCCGGATCTCACGACCGGGGGCCTTGGTGCATCTTCAGGACGCCATGTACTGCTCGATCACCGAGTTGGCGATCCGGCCCTTCTCCGCGACCTTGATGCCTGCCGTCTTCGCCCAGGCGCGGATCTCGTCGTTGGTCGGCTTCGATGCCTTCGGAGTGCGACGCACGGTGCCCCTGCGACGGACCCCCTTCGCCCGCCTGGCACTGGCCAGCCACGGCTGAAGAGCCTTCCGCATCTGCTCCGTGTGCTTGTCGTTCAGGTCGATCTCGTAGTGGGTTCCCAGGAACGAGAACTCCACGGTCTGCTCTGCGGGTGAGCCATCGATGTCATCGATGAGCTTCTGAATGGTTTGAACTGTCATGCCGCTATGATGCGACAAAGGGTTGACAATAGTCAAGCTGACGTGAGAAAGACCCCCGTCACCTCATACGTGGCGGGGGCCTTTCCTCAGTGCTTCAGCGTCGCGTCCAGCCTCAGGCCATCCGCGAACACTGCCTGGCGGAAGTCGGCGGGCAAGTGCATCAGCACGTCCAGGGTGGCCACGGTGTCGAACTGGAACGCCTTCGACAACTCCTGCTGACGCCTCTCGACCACGACCTTGCTGAGCGCTTCCGCGACCCACTCTGTACGCAGGGTGTCGGCCAGGTCGGCATCCATCGTCAGGCCCTTCGTGACGGTGAAACGCACCGCCCGCAAGGCTCTGAGTGCATCCTCACGGATTCGGGTCTCAGCGTCGCCTACAGCGCGAAGAACACCCCTCCGTAAATCCCCGATCCCGTCGAACGGGTCGATGTAGGCACCGGTCTCGTCCTTCGCGATGGCGTTGACGGTGAAGTCGCGCCGACGAAGATCATCGAGCAGAGTCCCCATCTCCACCTTTTCGGGGTGCCGACCGTCGTAGTAGTCGCCATCCTTGCGGGCGAGCACGAAGTCGGCGGCGAGACCGGAGACATCCTCCCCGGCGAAGGTCCACCCCTTGGGGAACTTGGCCCGGATCGTCAGCATCTCCCGGCAGCGCTTCGAGGCTTCACCCTCGTCCGGCCCATCGATCGGCAGGAAGCGCTCGAAGCCGACAGCTTCGAGTCGGGTGATCAACTGGTCGTAGGTGCCTCGGGGGAAGATCACGCTGAAGTCGATGTCCTTCGACTTGAGGCCCAGTAGCTCGTCGCGGACACAACCACCGACCTCGTACAGGGTGACGGTCACGATGCTCGCTTCTCCATGTGCAGGAAGGTCTTGATGGAACGACGGATACGGCGGTTGCCGATGTTGCGGCCCCGACGCTTGCGGCACTCGGTGCAGTACGAGTGCCCGCACCGCGAGGCGTTGGCGCGGGTGGTGTCGTAGTTGTACTTGCGCATGAGTCCTATTCTACGGTCGGGGCCGACTATTACCCAGGGACCGGGTGACAGATTTCGCAGTCGGACGCGTCGCACGGTTCGACGCCCAACCGCATGTCTTCCAGCAGTGAGCGGTACATGTCCGTCCGGTTCATAGACCAAACGCCAACTGAGAGGGTGTGAGCGATGGACGCGACCCAGCGAGTGCCCGAAGGTGTCCAGACCTCAATCGAGGTGCCCTCGTCAAGCACCTCGGCGTCGTACCGTGCCGCCGTGGCCTTGATCCTTGAGAGTGACATACCGACAGTATGACAGTGGGGCCGACTTTTACCAAGTTAGCTCCACAGAGTATTAGCCGCCCACTTCTGGCGAAGGGAGTCCTGAGGGTGGGAGTCGAACCCACTAATGATCCGCTTATGAAACGGACGGCTGGCCGTTTGCCTTCCCCAGGAAAAGAGCCCCTAGACGGATTCGAACCGCCGACCTACAGTGTCGAAGACTGCTGTTCTTCCGCTGAACTATAGAGGCAAGCCGGTTTCGGGTCCAGACCTCAAGGGCATGGCGGTTCACTTCACAGGACCCACGTATACCGGAACGTTCCCGAGCGCTAGGGCGGAATCGAACCGCGACCCACTTCCTTTGCAGGGAAGCCCTTGACCATCGTAGTTAGGGCCTAGCGCATGGTGCCCCCGGCAGGAATCGAACCTGCGACCTCTTGATCCGTAGTCAAGCGCTCTATCCTCTGAGCTACGAGGGCATGCTGCCGTTATTTAAGCCGCCACGGCCTTCGGGCGGTGGTGACTAGTGGTTTACCACCACCAGTCTTGAGATGGAGTCTGCATTGCTGATCACCTCCATCTCCCAGGGTGTCGTACGGGAGTCGAGCCCGTTCCGTCGCATTCACAGTGCGGTGTGCAACCCCTACACCAACGACACCATAAGCCTTGTTCAGGCCAGTCGGAATACGAGGAATTGAACCTCGTCCGCGTCTCCCCCAGAGACCTATGCGTCCACTACACCATATTCCGAAGTGGCAGTTTTAAAAGACGCCGAAGCGTTTGCGAGATCTGCCAACTCAGTCGGAATGGCAGGAATTGAACCTGCTACCGCTCGCTCCCGAAGCGACCATGCAACCGATACACCACATTCCGAATGAAGGTTCCTCTTCCAAAGAGAGCCACCTACAAGCCTGGTCGGGATACCAAGACTCGAACTTGGTCCTCAGCGATCCAAACGCCGTACGCTTACCCTTACACCATATCCCGTTACTCACCCCGGCTGGGTCCCGAAGGATTCCCAGCCGGGGGTCAGTAGCCCTACTCGGATTCGAACCGAGAGTCTCGAAGACACACGTTCTAAGCGTGCTGCGTGATCCATTTCGCCATAGGGCCTTGCGTATCCACGGTGGGAGTCGAACCCACAAAATCTCTTCGCACTCAACGAAGCGCCTTTTCCGTTTGACCACGTGGACTAAACGATCGAGCAGAGGTGCAGGGTGGTCCAGCCCAGTGACTTCGCTCCCAGCGGGGACCAATCCTACCGGGTTACGACAGCCGTGCGCTTACTCGATCTTGCGGAAGATACAGGAATCGAACCTGCTGCGGTTTTACCCACGACACTTTAGCAAAGTGCTTCCCGGACCAGACGGGCTATCTTCCTAGTCGCACCCAAGTGCGATGTCTATGACAATTAGCACAGACTAGATCGCACTTAGCGATTTCTTCTAGAAGCTTGGCCTCTGAAGAGAATGTCATCATCCCCTTACCGCTGATGCCAGCCACCTTTGTTTCATCTGGACGATGATCGAAATCCATAACATACGATGGATACGCGATCCCACAATCCATGCAGGGTACGGAGTCTTTCGTTTCATCGATAATCTTGCGATATCGACTCCTTCGATCCCTGCTCTTTTCCCTGGACTTCTCTTTGTTCTCTTGGTAATACCGACGCTGGGCAGCGAGTTGCTTATCCTTGTCCAGGTACGGCATCCGGTTCTACTTCCTTTTCCGCTTCCTTGCGCCAGTCGCGCTCTTCCTTGCGGCGCTTCGGACTCATGTCCGGTTGACCGCCATGCTTCTTGCAGCAGCCGGGTGATAGATCGAACGGTCTACTCCGACCGAGCATCTTGCTCATAGGCTTCGATCTCCTTCGCGAGGTTGCGCTTGCTAGCGGCGCGAGGGTTGCATGTCTGCTTGTGATCGGTCCTACAGCAGCATTTACCGGTTTCGCATCGCATCTTACGGCGACCCGTGCCTGAGGCCATCAGCGTTCCTTTCAGGGCTGCGTAGGGGTATCCAGAATTGAACTGGCTAGAGGTGTTAATAAGACACCCTCGGAAGACCATTCCGACCTACCCCCGGACGATCAGACGTACTCGTCCTCTTCCTCCGTCTTCTTCTTCGGAGGTCTCCGGTAGTTGACGGGGAGGATCTTCTTGCTCTTCAGGCAAGACTCGCACCGCCCGTCCACTCGCCCGCGCTGCACCGGGGCATAGCACTCGGGGCATGCGAGCATCCCGCGCGAGTAGTCGTAGTCCGGAAGATCGATGAGCTTGAACTCGGTCTTCTTCTTTTTCTCTTCGGCCATTTCACCACCCTATGGTGACACTCGCCTTCTTCAGGCCAGTTGTCCTCACGACGGGAGTTGAACCCGCTCTAACACCTTGACGGGGTGCCGTGCTAAACCGTTACACTACGTGAGGTTTGAAGCAGATTTTTAGAGTGGTGTCTGCTCAACCACTGGTGGACTCGGTCGGAATCGAACCGACCACACTAGGATTGCAAGTCGAAGTCGCCCCCTTGGAACATGCGAGCCCTTATTCAGTTACCCTTCAAGATCAGGTCGTACAGGTCGGAAGGAGCAACCTGCCCGGTCTGCCTTCCGTCGTTGAAGAGGTGAACCCCACCAGCTAGCTCAGCAGCGTCAACAAGCTGAGCGCACTCAACGGATTCGCCACGGCTAAGGAACTTCCATACCCGCTTCCAGCCACGGAGTCGGAAGACTCGCGTGATACCTAGATAAGCGTCGTCGTAGAAGCTGTATTCCCGGCCAATGAACTTCAGTCCGGCATCGGATACGGCGACCCGCTGCTCTGGCGTCAAACCTAGGTTCGACCAGACCACGTTGGTGTGACGATCGACGGGGGAGAGGATCGCTCCACCTGGCTCTGCTTCCACGATGGCTAGTCCACCGGTAGGTGCGTTGACCACCAGTACCGCGTGGTATGCGGGGGAGCGAGTCCCCCAACTGATCAGGGTGATGAAGAACCCCTTGAACCAGTTGCGCTTCTTCAAGAGAAGCACGCCGTACTCGCCTGCCTGTGGAACGTTCGCCATATCTACCTTTCCTAAATGGGAGCGGGGACCCGAATCGAACGGGCGTGGCCTAGGTTATGAGCCTAAGTGGAGACCAACACTCACCCCGCATGGCTCCCCTTCCAGGTGTCGATCCTGGTACCTTCCGCTTAACAGGCGGCTGCTCTGCCGGTGAGCTAAAGGGGATTATCAAACTTGCGTAGCCCGAGTGGGATTCGAACCCACAAAGTCCACTTTTTGAGAGTGGCGGATATTCCGGTTCTCCTACCGGGCCATTGGTAGCCTGCCTGGGATTCGAACCCAGAACTTCAAGGGTTTAAGCCTTGCGCCTCTGCCGATTGAGCTAGCAGGCCACAGCCGGGGGTGTGGTAGGACCCCCGGCCTATTTAGTTGTTTACCTCTGAAGCTGCTGCTTCGTCGGGACGAACGGTGTTACCAGCAACTTCATGTCGGCCTCTTCAGGAGTTCTGTTACGCTTCCTCCTGTTGCAAGGTCCACATGCTGCAACAAGGTTCTTCCACGAATTCTTCCCGCCGCGTGAACGGGGGAAGATGTGGTCGATCGTTGTTGCCTCGTGGCTGAGGTTGTAGGCGCAGCGTCGGTTGTCCCGAGTAAGGACACCACGCTTGCTTACCCGAGGTGCGCCGTTGATCTTCTCGTAGGCGACCTTGACGAAGTACTTGAGACGGAGAACGACTGGGTAGTCCCATCGTCCGAGCTTGCGCTCCGGGTCGGCCTGATCGATCGTGGCCTTGTCGAGGGCCAGGAGTCGGGCTGCCTTCTGCGGCGTTACTCGCGCAGACAACACCTCATACGAGGCGTTGAGCAATGTGATTGGTTGTGCAAGTGCCATTGCTGTCATGGCAGCCACCATCCCTTTCCGATGGTTGGTTCCGTAGGAACTTTTCTAGGCCGCTGGTGCGGACTCCGGAGTCACGTCTACCGGTACGTTGCTTTGTACTTAGATGCTCCCAACAATGGTTTTGAAGGCTTCCACATTCCCGAGAGCATCGTTGACCGGGTTATGGTCGTGGACCGTCTTGCGGTACCTCTTCCATTTCTGGGTGTTGGACCAGTCCCCTTGGAGACCGGCCCAGAAGTCGGAGATCCGCCGACCCGAGTGGCCGAACAGTTGCTCACCGAGGTACTTGTCGGTGTAGAAGGCCATCCACATGAAGTCGTAGGCCGGATTGTCGGAGACGAACACCGGGCGACCAGGCACGTTGGCCCTCAGCCAGCTTCTAAGGCCCTGGAACACCGGCTCGTGCGGATATTCAGCCCTGCCGGTTATCAGCGGCACAGCGGGGTTCTGAGGGTCGGGAATGGCGTCCCAGAGGACACCGTGGTAGCTCTTCTCGTTGAAGAGCACGCAGCCGAACTCCGTCATCTTTCCGGAGTAGGGCGTGTAGGGGGTAGCTTCCACGTCTACGAAGACGAGGTTGTCGTATTTTGTCATGTGGACTGCAAGGGACTCGAACCCTTGTACGCGAGCCGTCGCTCTATTAGGAACCATTACCCCGAAGGGTTGGGGACTCGAACCCCACCAGGGACCACCCTCTGAGCCAGGAATCGAACCCGGTTACGTTGCCATTCAGCCCATGATCTTGCGCGGAAGATGAGGGAATCGAACCCCCTGCGGTTTTACCCGCGACTGTTTTCAAGACAGCTTGCCCGACCAAAGAGCCAATCTTCCCTAGTCGCAGGGGTGGTGGCCGTACGTCAGGAAGTACTTGTTCATCTTGACGAACTTGCCCTTGACCCAGAAGCCCCACTTGCGGATCTTGGGGCCGGTGACGATGATCGTCCAGCAGCCCCCTGGGTCGGGGAACACCGTGTGCTGGTGCGTGGCCTCGCGGTACTTGATCGCCGGGGCTCGCAGATGCTCATCGCCCTCGGGGGAGGAATCGACGTAGCCGCCCTTGAGGACGAACGTCGTGAAGGACCACGGGTGATCATGCTTCGCGCGGTCATCGTCCGGGCCGAGCCAGTGATGCAGACGCACCGACCCCCACGGAGTCTCGAAGCGCCAGCGGATCAGGTACGGGCAACTGGGCAGACCCAGACGCTCGTTGGCCTTGAACACGAACTTGGTACGGAGGGGCAGATTCGAACTACCGACCTTCTGGGTGTTAACCAGACGCTCTCCCAAGTACTTGAGACGTTGCCAGGGGGTTCTATAGGCACCCTCTACACCATCCACATCCGGGGTGGCCACCCCTCGCGCTTCCGATGCAGGCTCGCGTCTCGTTCCCTTTTTCTGAGCTACCTCCGTGCGGCGGAACCCTCCGTGAGCAGTGCGCTCCCAGCCGGTATCCATCTTGCTATCTTACTCGGTGCCCCTGACTTATATCAAGGAGCGGAGAGCACGGGACTCGAACCCGCAACGGTTTTACCCGCAACTGCATTCCAAGCAGCCCGCTTGCCATTCGCTTACTCTCCATTGCCTGGCCTCTTGCTCTCGCTCATGCCTTCCCCCTACTGCCGTCATTGGGGGCCTCGCGCAAAGTAACGGCTCCGACTAGCGGGCATTGTCGCGATAGTAGTGTGACCAGGTGCGCGGAAGGTAGGAGGGTTGAACTCCTAAGGGCTTTCGCCTCGGCGCTTTTCGAGAGCGCTGCCGTCGCCAACTTTCGGCTTGACCTTCCAAGTCCCAGGTGGGCTAGGTAGACATCCTGGGGTGGTGCCGCCTCATCTGACTGCACCGGGAGGTATCACGTCTCCCGAGGTTCCTCTGTGATACGCAGTCAGCCTAGCCGGTGGTGCCCCCTGAAGGAATCGAACCTCCGTCTTCGCTGTGTAAAAGCGAGGCCCTACCATTAGACGAAGGAGGCATTACATGCTGACGAGAGGGCTCACTTCCGCTCTCGTCTTATCTGACGGGAACAACCCGAGTGAGTGGGGTCTCCCGTTCTGGCGGCATGCGCGCCAGCACGTGGTTCTGGCTGGAATCGAACCAGCGGCCTCTTCCGTGTCGAGGAAGCGCTCTAACCCCTGAGCTACAGAACCTTATGTGCCCCCGGGGAATTCCGACATCCCGACCCGAACCTTAAAAGGGAACTGCTCTGCCTCTGAGCTACGGGGGCTTACGCGGGGCACCCTCCCGCTCCCGTCGCAATGACGGCCCATCACCACCACCGTATGAAGTAGACCTGGGGAATTTCGAAATCCCGACCCGCGCATTAAGAGTGCGCTGCTCTGCCTCTGAGCTACAGATCCATGTAGAAAGAGAGCCCCTAGAGTTAGGGCTCTCGATGGTGACCTTTCGGAACCGTATGGTTTAGTTCCTTCTCCCGAGCATTCCTGCCCGAGCCACCGCGTCCGGTCCCTATGGGGAACCACTCCTAACGCTGACGGCTACTCCACGGCTTTCGCTTGGGGTGCAGTTGCAAGCCACACCTTGGACTACTTGCCTATGAACCGGACAGACCTTGCGAGTCTGACCCGGCCTCAGTTCCCTTGCGGGCTGAGGATTAGGACGCTTTTGCCATTCAGCGGAGAAAGTCTTTCGCTTTATATTCCATTAGAAAGGACCGGATTCGAACCGGCAACTCTCGGTTTCTGTGACCGATGCTCTGCCATTGAGCTACCCTGAGGTATTGACTGAAGATGTGCTTTCTCGCGAGGCTCCGTGGGCTTTTGACCCGCAGAATACCTCACACCTTCTGTGCGTGCCGTTGTCGTTGGCTGCACTCTCCTACATCCCTGAACCCGACGATCCAGTTCCGTACTCGTAGAACCCGCTCTTGGCTTGACGACCTCGAACCTGGTTCTTCCCGTGATGCGGCTAACACCTTGTTCCTACCGGAAGGCTATGGCGCTACGTGACGCTAGCTTTTCGGACCTCACCGTATCGGCCTGGTCCTATCCTTTGACTCGGTGCGCCCCGACCCATCCCAGGATCGGTTTCGCATCTTTGGCGTGCATGAGGTGCCTCTTGCGAGGTGGCGGGTTGTCAGGCCCACCTTTCACGATCTTGCGACCGCTTATCCGTCATGCCGGTTTGAAATTATGTGTGCCCCTGCTGTTTCATCCCCAGCAGGGGCACTTGTTCTACGTTACAGAGAGTAGAAGGCTTGAGTCAAGCGATCCATTCCCTGATCTTGAAAACTTCTTCAAGATCTTTGCGAGCGACAGACCGGGTTCGAACCGGCGACCTCAACCTTGGCAAGGTTGCGCTCTACCAACTGAGCTACTGTCGCGAAGCTGACTGCCATAGACGATGGGATTCGAACCCACAACCTCCTGTACGGGGCGCTCTGCCACTTGAGCTACGTCAGGACTTACGTCAGCGGTCGGCCCGCCAGGAGTTGAACCTGGCTCTCTTCCTCATCAGAGAAGCGTTCTCACCACATCTACTACAGGCCGTTGGCCGCTTGCCCAGGAATCGCACCTGGACTAACCCCCGCTTATGGGGCCGTGCTTGCCGAAATCAGTAAGTCCTCCGGGCGAGCGTCGCGACGACCCCGGAGCGATGTGATCTCAGTAGGAGGCAAGCCTCCCTGTTACACCAACAAGCGAGTGGCCCACCGCAGTATCGAACTGCGTCCTACTGCTTTTCAGACAGTCGCTCTACCGTTTGAGCTAGAGGGCCAAACGAATGGGGAGGCTCAGCGGTCCCGGTCGATGTCCCTGACCGATCCAGTCCGCACTCACGAGCCTCCCCAGACGTGTTTACACTCTCGCCTACTGGGGACGGGCGAGGTGAGTGCCACTGACTGGATTCGAACCAGCAAGCATCCGCGTTAGGAGTGCGGCGTTCTTCCATTGAACTACAGCGGCATCTGGGGCAGAGCGTTCATGGCTCTCGCGCTTACCACCGTCATAGACGGCTCATCGCATCGGTTCGCGCATACGCGAACGCCACCGAGCCCCCGGCAGGATTCGAACCCGCAACCAAGACGTTAGAACCGTCCCGCTCTTCCATTGAGCTACGAAGGCAAAGAGTGTGAGCGGAGGGATTCGAACCCCCAAGCCGAGGCGGGGCGTTTACAGCGCCTTGGTGTCACCGATCACCACTCGCTCACATTGCACGGATGCTGGGCGCTCCCTCCACGACGAGTGCGTACCAACAGCTTCGGTCAGGGCTCAACTCGTGACTGATATGCCCGATCATTTCAGGAAGCCGTGCCTCCCCCTGTGACCCTACCGGGGCTCGAACCCGGTTTACAAGCTTGAAAGGCTTGCGTCCTACCCATGGACGATAAGGCCAGAGCACGGTACTTCGTACGCCCCGTGCGGCACTAGATCGATCAGACGTACTGAGCGACGACCTTCTTGTTCGGGACCCTGGTGAGCATGTACTCGAACGTGGTCGGCATCTCCGGGTTGCGTCGGGTACGGATGGACCATCCCTCGGAGCGAAGCTCACGGAGACGGCGGGTCGCGGTCGGGTCCGGGATCGAAACCCAGGTCTTGGCGTTGCCGACGAGCGTCTGTGCTACTGCGGCCTTGATAGTGGTGCTCATTCATTCCCTTCGAGCGGCTGCGCCTTTCGCAACCTGTCAAGAGAAGAACGCCGCCATCGCGCCGCCTATTCCAAGTGACCCGTAGGAGAATCGAACTCCTGCTACAACCGTGAGAGGGTTGCGTCCTACCGTTAAACGAACGGGCCTTTGGCGGCACCTTTGTCAGCCCCCGTCCTCATGTGTCGGGGGCACCCTTGCGGAAGGCCGTGCCGTGAGCCTTGCTGGGGTACCTAGATTCGAACTAAGACTAACTGATTCAGAGTCAGTCGTGCTGCCATTACACCATACCCCAATGTGCCTACGCAGGCGATTAGCGTCCTCGTAGGCTCAGCTTGGCTACGCACAAGCTGCCACGTTCCCCCTCCTGGTTCCGACCCAAGTCCGTCAGTTTCAAAGACTGAAGTGCTGCCATTACACTACGGGGGATTAGCACTGCGAGCCCAACCAGGGAATCGAACCCTGCACCTCTTACATACCAAGTAAGCGCTCTAACCACTGAGCTAGACGGGCATTGCGGCCTCGTGGGAAGTCGAACCCACCCCTCCCTCGCGGGCGTGCTACCTCTACACCATCGACCTACACCAAGTTGCGATCTTGGTGCCTCCTGATCTGTGGCCTTTAGATCATTGAGCCCCGACGCGGAATTGAACCGCGAGCCGCACGTTACGAAGGTGCTGTGTTGCCGTTACACCAAAGGGGCAAGCGAGCCTCCTGACGGAATCGAACCGTCGTCCCTGGGTTACAACGCCAGTGCTCTGTGCCGTTGAGCTAAGGAGGCATGAGTGGCACAGGTCACGCTAGCCAACTTGGCTATCCCGTGCCAGGATCGGGGTGGGTCGTCGGACCCCTCTTTTCTCCTACGTCTTGGGGAGACGAAACCCTCAAAGTAGGACATGTTAGGCCACAGTTCGGCCCGAGTTGGCTAGTTTGCGTCATCTCCACCACGGAGTTACTTGACTCGGAAGAGGGTTTTCGCTGATCCTGTGATTGCAGGGACGTACCGCAGGGTAACGTACCTACATACCGAGAACACCTAGAAAGGTTACAGTCATGGCCACCAAGACCGAGGGACGCATCCGGCGTCGGCGTGTCGTACTGAACGAGAAGAACATCATCCAGAAGCTCGCACTGAAGAGCCGCCCAGTCAAGGGCGAGTTCACCCGCGACCAGGTGGACGGCGCAGTGGACCTGAGCTTCATCCCCGAAGACGGGCGGGACAGCTTGTTCCGTCTCTCACCGGCCCAGGCCGAGGAACTGCGGCTCTGGCTGAACGATACCGCGCACTACGCGCAGGTAATCCAGTAGTACCGATCGCCGGGACGCCACGTCAACATTGACAAGAGCATCCGTGTCGAGGGACATGCAGCCTAGCTGTTCTCCCGAGTGGCCGACGCTCATTCCTTTGCCAAGCGTTGGCGTCCCGGCGATTGAAGTTTGGAGCGCCCTGCGGGAGTCGAACCATGAGACCACTCGCACAGATGATCAGTCTGTGGGCCAAAGATCTACAGTGCTAGCTTCTGTCGATCGGACATCGGATCTGCCGCAGTTCCGCCCCGGAGGGGCAGCGTGTTACCAGTTACACCAAGGGCGCATGCGTGATCAACTTACGAGCCCCACGCGGGAATCGAACCCGCTCTCTCACTTTGGAAGAGTGATGTGCAACCAAAACACTTGTAGGGCATAGACAGAGAGGTGACGCTTCCGGTCGAACCGTGAGGCCCGCCTATCGAGCGCCACCTCTCTGCCCAAAAAGCGATGGACCCCCGACAGGGGTCAACATCGCAGGCTGGCACATGGCCAGCCTTCTTTTTTTTTGGCTAATACTCTGTGGAGTTGATCTTGCCGCTTCGCAGTAGCCCTTTGACCGTTAGCCCTTGCCTCTAAGCGTTGCCGCGCTGTGAGGTAGGTGCCTACTGCTCCACTCTCTGAACGAACTTCCCTAGCAAGCTAGTTATTCCCGCTCATCTGCACGGGTGGAGGGAGTCGAACCCCCGCTCTCGGTTTTGGAGACCGATGTGCTTCCGTAACACTTCACCCATAAGTGATCTTCAGTTGTTGTGTGGGGATTGGTTTGCCGACAGCAGAACAAACCCTCACGGGGATTGATTCCGGGTCTTACGCTACGTACGGACGGAGGCTGCGCCTCTACGTCGGAGTAGTGCCCTAGCGGGTCGGCTGGTTACCGGAGATGACCGCGTGCCAGCACAGCCCGACGAAGCGCTTCTCCAAGCGCGACACGGGGGTGGCATACGTGAACATGGTCATCTCATCTCTTACCTTGGTCCGACCTCCATCATAGACAGGAGCATCGAGAAATATCAAGCAGGTTTCTGCTTGCCCCTCTACAACGACGCCAGGGTCTCGTCGTATTCCAGGATGTCGCGGTACTTCAAGGTAAGTTGCTCGACGGCGGTGGAGTGCTCTAGGCGCTTGGCTTCCAGCATGGCCCGGAGGGCGTCGATGCGGGCACGGACGGCACGGTTGGTGTGGCGGGTGGAGAGATCAAGTCGCCCCTGCTCGATCGCCAGATCCCACTTGATCTTGCTGATGGCCAGCGTGCTCGCCACCTCAAGATCATCGAGGGCGGCGTCGTACTCGGCGCGGCGCTCTTCGTAGTTCTCTGGACGATGCACCCTACAGTACTCATCGCGGACCCGGTTCGAGATGTCGTCGGCCTTGCGCTGCGCGCGGCCCTGCCACCATCCACCGATCCGTGGGTTGGACAATGCATATGTCATTGGTTTCCTCCGATGGGGCTTCTACCAAAAGCGTTGCTCTCTACTTATACCCACTAGCCCTGTCCTTGACCGGACTCTCCCGCAGAAGAGACGAAGAGTCTTCTATCCACTTCCCTGCTCGTTAGGTATCATTATGGGTCGTCTAGCCACCGTACAGCCGAACTTCGTCGGCGTTTCCCTCCCGTCTGCTACCGGCGTCAACCAAGCGTTGGGTGCGGGCCAGACCGTAGTCCTCACCGAGGCCGAGGCTGTGTCCGCTCCGGTGGCTGCACTCGTCACGTTGGGCGCGATCACCCTCGCCACAGCCAACTCGTCTCCCGAGCCGACCCGTCCGCAGGCCGACAAGCTGGCCTATCCGAACGTCAACGAGGCACAGTTCACCGCCACCACGGGTGGAACCGTCTACATCGGCTCCAACGTCGTCACCGGCCCCGCCGCTGGCGTCACCTACGTCGCTGGCTTCCTGAACGTCGCAGCGAACAACCCCAAGGTCGGTACCACTACAGCCTCGAAGAGCATCATCTTCCCGGCGTACCCCGGTTCCGGTCAGGTCGGCAACAAGACCTTCACCGAGACCGCGATCGTCAATAACCCGGCAACGGTGGGCGCTGTCTCCGGTGGTCTCACCGAGTTGAACGTCTTCCACGTACAGGGTGCCGTTGTCTCGGTCGCTCCGGTCGCCAAGAACTGGATCGCAGTCGGTGGAGTCACTCAGACCGTCAAGTGGCCTGCCGGTACTGTCCCGACCTTCACCGCCTCGGTCGGTGCCGTGGACTACTTCCAGTTCGTCACCTACGACGGTGGCACCACCTGGCTCAACACCGTAACCATCAAGGGTCTCGCCTAACCAACTAGCCCAAGAGCCCCGCATCCTCCCCTTCAGGGTGCGGGGCTCTTGTCTTTCCCCACTCAGACATTGTTTGGCCATTCTTTCGACATAAAACAACGAATCAAAAGAAACTTTCAAGAATCTTCCGTTAGCGTAATGTCCTTGGTTAAGCGTACAATGCTAAGTGACGAGATAACCGTCATCCTTCGAAGGGAAAACATTGAGCAAGACCAAGCTAGACAGTTTCGCGCGTGAGGGCGAAACCATCACTGTCCGCAACCTACAGAGCAACATCACGGTCTTCGTGCGCAAGATCAACGGCCAGGACGATCCGATCGAGTGGGATGCCAAGGGCAGCCCGTCCGGCGAGGACTACCAGGAGGTCGATTCGCTGCTCCTGAAGGACGCGAAGTTCCGCACCGCCCTGAAGCGCGAGATCTTGGAGATCGTGGATGCCGAGGACGACCAGGTACTAGACGCCTGGGCCGCTCAGAAGAGCGCATGGGACTCGCAGAACCAGGCGAAGGCCGAGGCCGACCGCATGGTGTCGTTGCAGCAGCCCCGCGCCTACTCAGGCAACCAGTGCCTCGCGCAGGAAGGCCGCTCCCAGTGCGCCGAGTTCGCGATCACATCCAAGACCTCCGAGAGGCCACCGTTGTGCTCCAAGCACTCGCACCTCTCGCACCAGTTCACTCCGGAAGAGACCGGCAAGTTCGTTGACGGCAAGCCCGAGATGAACTGGGTCCGCGTACAGATGGGACGTATGTAATGACGGAATTCCGACCCAACCCGCTGTTCCAGGCAGGCGTCGTCAGCACCAACGGCGACGGTCTGTCGATCGATCAGGTGTCTCCGCTGTTCAAGGAACACCGCGAAGCTGTCGCGTCGGCACAGTCCGAGGTGGCGGTAGCCAAGGCCGAGGCGCAGAAGGCGAAGGATGCCGCAGAGGCAGCCGCACGTCTAGCCGAGCAGGCGCGTCAGGATGCCGAGACGAAGGCTGCTCAGGCAGCGACCCTCGAATCGGAGGTCCGGGTAATGGAAGACCGCTCCTTTGCCGAGGGGGTGGCTAACACCGAGAAGATCATCGAAGAGACCTACGGGATCGAGTTGAAGACCGAGGCCGAAGAAGAGCCGAAGCCGAAGACCACCCGAGCGCGTAAGGCGACCGAACCCACAGAATGAGGTTCCTAGCTGAGGCACTGAAGCGCTGGTGCGGTATCGACCTGACGGAAGAGACCCGACTGCTGAACCGCTACGGTGCGAAGGACATAGACGAACTCTGGTCGATGATCTTGATGGACCGCACTGGCCCCGAGGTCATCACCAGCAATCCGTACAAGATCGCGGTCGCCCGTGTGATCACCACCAAGCGACGCATCGGCGTCTTGAACCGCAAGCTGCGTGAGGCCGATGCCAAGGCTGCCTACAAGAAGCGCAGGCGGGAAGAACTGTACGCCAAGAGCAGGTAAATACACTCTCCCCACAAGGCCCCGATCGATTGGTCGGGGTCTTGTGCTATCTAGTGATCAATCGAGACAGCTAAGCATCAGGAAGGGTGATGCTCAATGTCTGACTCACTGTTGCTCACTACAGCAAAGGCTTGTTTCCGCGCCGACGAGGCTCCGAAGACCGGAGACTGGTCGTCGCTCCCCAAGGTGGAACAGCGTCGCTACGAGAAGATTGCGGCGGCTGCCCTCGGGGTTGCCTTTCGTGAGCCGGTCTCCATTGACGAACTCACTGAAGAAGCTGCTGCCCTAGCAGACCCCCAGACGAGGTAAGTAGCGGAACAACCGCTAATTTCTCGAAGGGACAATTCCGTTGTCTATCCTTGGCTCTCTGCCGGTTCCTACTACCGCTGCCCTTACCTCGCGACTGGGCCTCATGGAGCCCGTCGATTCAGACTTCTTCAAGTCCGTTGACTACAACTCGACGTTCCAGATCCTCGATGCGGTCCCCGGAACTCTACCGGTAGCGAACCTCGCTGCCCTACAGGCTCTTACCTGGGGCACTGCCCAACACGGAACCCGCGTACTTCAACTCGATAACGGTGCCGAGTGGTACTGGTACAACCCTTCGGGTGCTGGCGTGTGGAAGCGCACCAACAACGTCGGTCTCGTCACCTCGGCAATCCAGAGTGCCGATGTCAGTACAACCCTGACCTCGACCGGCCCGACATTCATCCAGACACCGACCTTCACCGCCCCCGGCGTACGTACCTTGCGGATCGACCTTCGCGTCGGCCTCGACAACACGTCGGGACAGAACGGTATCGGCATCATCACCCTCCTAGACAACGGAACCTCGTTGCTGGACTGGAACATCCGATGCGGCTCGTACCTCAACGGCAACGGTGTCGGCTTCCTGAATTCGATCTTCATCGCCAACCCGGCTGCTGGTAGCACGCACCAGGTCAGTGCTCGCGTCCGCAGTGCGATCGGTTCGGTCGGTAACGGAGCCAGCGGCACCACGGTAGTGCGCTACTCGGTTCTCACAGTCACCGAGGTCTAAGTCATGTCTGCCGACCGCGCGTATCTGTCGCAGTTCGGAACCGACACCCTCGGCTTACAGATCGCGGTCGGGGGAGTCAACTCCGACCCCGATGGCCAAAGCGTCAACGTCTTCATCCAGAACGAGACGACCCAAGCCTCGCTC